GCTTTGCCTTGTCCTCCCGTCCTGACAGGATAGGATGATCCATGATACCCGTTAGGGAAACCCCTAGCAACGCCTCTTCCTCTGTGTTAGTCTTCCACACGTTACGCAGGTAACGGAAGTCGGTCAACGTCGCCTGTAGAGTTCCAAGGATAGACGCAATACGTACCTTTCGTTTGAGGTTTGCGAGAGTATCGGTTGGCCTGATAACAACTTCAGACAAGTTGCAGAATTGATAGGGTCTGAGGATGATTTCGCTACACGGATTAGTTCCAAAATCATAGGTAGCATCTCGTCGCTCGTTCTTTGCAGCTTGCTTTTGACTTGCGACTCTAGAGAACACACCTCGTTCTCCTGATCTTGATTCATACAGGCTTGTCCATTCGTTTAAAAACGCCTCAAAGTCAGGCTTCTCTGTGTAACACGCAGAGTTATTAGCTAGTCCACGCTGGGGCTCATCGACCCACCACTGTCCGTGCTTGCATCGTCTGATGCGGTCATCGGTGAGGTTACTGAGGCTGATGAGGGCTGACCTTCGGACTCCTCCGACGACGACGATTTGAGCAATCTTGCAGCAAAGATCGTGGCACTCAATGGACGTAAGGCGTCGTCCAGCTGATCCCTGAAACAACTCAACTGTAAACTTGAAGAGATCGACGAGAGGTTCAGGACCACTTGCACGGCCTCCGAAAGTCTTGAGTGGGGCACCTGCAGGTCGTACTCTGCTAATGTCCCATCGCGGGACTTGACCTGTATACAGCAGTGATACCAATTCCCTAAACGATTTCGCCCATCCGATCTTCGAATCTGCAACATTAATAACTGTATCGGTTTCATGGAATGTCTCCGCAACTTCTGGTAGCTTGCTGATGTACTGACGCTCGACACTGAAGCCTACCCCTGTGCCGCATAGCAAGACGTACATCAGTTCGTCAAAGGCCTTGGGGTGGTCTATAGGCAGGTAACTACAGTTGAACCCTGCTACGTTGTCACGCTCCAGAGCCTCACCTGCAGTCATTAGTGCCCTCATGCTGGGCATTACGTCCAACTTGTGTATGGCATCGTACACTTCTTTGCGGTCACTTTCGGGCAGATCGTCACCCCAGAAGTTTACGTAACGTGATACTGTTTCTTCCCAAGTCTCCCTGCGCTTCTCCTCAGGCAAGTACCTAGCGTACCGTGACTTGTGTATGTACTGTTGATATGCGTCCATCTATTCTGTTACTCCTAGTGTTTCATTAATGATTGCTTGTGCCGATAATTGTAGTAGCATATATACTCCGTCAGGGTACTGCTCATTAGATGCTACTTCAAACATCTCACCGTCCTCGTACATGACCACAACTACCTTTGGTTTCTTGCCTTCTTCTTCCTGTAACTTAGCCTTTGCAGCAAACGCTGCCAGGAACTCAGCTGTTGTAATCTGCGCTTCTTGATCTTTGTTGCCAAACTTACCGTCAATTACTTTCATGTTTACCTCTCTTGTGGTACTCCTTGCACACTTGGTCAAAGGTTTCCCACATTGAATTAAACTTGATCTCGTACAGTTCCTTGATGGCAAAATACTTGTTAATCATTTCGTCAGTCGCCTTCGGGCTAATGTGGTCATTCCACTCTGCGGAATCTAGGAAGTATCTAGTTACTAGGTCGATGTCTTTAGTGACGTTTGCGAAATCTAACATCTGCTGCTCTAGGTCAAAGATAGCACTCACAAGGCAACCTCCTTGATAAGCCAGTCAAGGTAGACACGGGCTTTACGCAGATCCTCTACTCCGTTCTTGTACTCGTAGCGCCAGAGGTACTTCAGACAGTTCCCCTTGAGATAGCCCTTGTACTCCTGCGGGTGCATAGACGCCTTGATTGCTTCGATGGCTTCGATAGCGCCCTTGTTGTAGTGATCTGGTTGAGTCACAGGATTGTGTGTGTCTTCAGGGTGGAACAGTTTACCTGTGAAGGTTTTGCTCTTGTTCACCTTATCCCACTCTTTAGGCGTTGCTTCGTCTATTGACATTTTTCTACACTCCTCAAACTTCTCTGCACATTCTTCTGAAGAATAGCCTTGCTCTTCGCAGACTTGCCTTCGTATTTCACAATCTGAATACCAAGTCCACTCATTACGCATATCATGTTTCATACTCTTCTTCTAGCTCCTCTTGAAACTCATCAAGTTTACGTAGCAGCTTGTCCTCAAACCTGTCTAGTATCTCTTCAGCAGAAATCTGTAACGCTTCCAGAAGATCGTCAGGATCGTAGAACCGCAACAGACGCTCCTTAGTTTCTTCTAGTGTCAGAGACATAATCAACCAACTCCTTAAGTGTATCTATATTATACCATAGAATCTTGTGTTTGTCACACCATTGAGCCATAGTAAGTTTGGTGCTTTTGTTTACTTTCTGATTAGGTTTCATCAGTACAAATATAAGTTCGTGAGTCCACGGAATTGACCTAGAGATTGCTTTGTACTTTTGTGTGTCTCCTGCTCTGAAGTATCCTTTGCATTCGATGAGGTACGTCCGTTCGTTGTACTCGTACACAAAGTCTGGTGTGTACTTTCGTTCGATGACGTACGGGATCTGGTACGGCTCGTAGCTAAAGCCAAATGGTTGTAACTGCGTTGCAACATCTCTCTCAAACTCCGACCTAAAGTTACCCAGCTTGGATTTCCGTGACCTTCGGTTCATTCACCACCTCTGTTAAATACCTTGGGCCGCTTGAGTACAGGAAGGTACGAACTCCTGGCCAGCAGATATGCTTGTATTGACAATAAGAACAACCAACGGCGAGCTTCATGTTTCCACTTTTGCCATCCGGTACGACTTCGTGACATACCTCTGGTGCCTCTGGCTGCTCCACTAGCTTTTTTACTCGTTCAATGTGCTCCTCTATGTCAAATGAAATCTTCTCATAAACAGGTGCCTGAGTGTCATCAGAGTCATACAACAGGTACGTCAAGTGTCCGTTCTGTTTGTCCATTGCGAGCCAACCGAACTTGGTTTCGCCTTCTGCGTGTGCATACCCTTTAATTTGAGCAACGTATCCAAACGCATCATCATAAGCGAGACTTCCATCCTTGAATTTTTTAAACCCAAAGGTCGAGACACTTTTAATATCAGTGACAACACCATCAATTTTGCAGTCCATGTGGCCCGTAATGCCAGCAACCTCACACCGTTTCTGCTCATCTGTCACCTCGTGTCCTGCCAGTTTAGTGAGAAACAACAGCATCTCTTCGATCAGATGCCCGTACATAAACTTGACGTAGGTGTTAGGCGTCATGTCCTCTTTAACATCTGAGTTATTAACGGCGTTCCACAGGTAGCGATCATCTCTACCGATGTTAGACATACGCAGCTTGCGTCCGTCGTCACGCTCCTCTGTGAACAGCTTAGTCATTAGACTCTTACAGTTCTCACCAAAGTTTTCTATCTCGTCGTACAGATCGACACCTTCTGGTATTTCCTTGTTGGCAACCACTTTGTATATGTCGTCTACCAGTGAGTAAAGTTTATTCATTTATGTTGCTCCATTAGGTCAGCTATGGCTGACTGTGCTTGCTCTGGTGTGCAATTAAACCACTCACCCTTACGGTCATACGCTTTCTCTAGTAGACTGTGCGCCTCTGACTCAGCAGATCGTCGGTCAGTCACAGACCAACAAGTAAACAACTCGTAGTCTCTGAACGGTGAAGACGTTTGGTATCCGTTGAGCCTGTCCTCTGAGTCTACCGCCATGCCTACCTTGACCCACTCAGGGAAGTTAGGATTGGTAATGATGTACACCTGTCCCTCACGACTCAGTTCGTACTTCGACAGACTGCTGAAGGCTGCATCTTCAAATGTCTTGTATCTTCCTGGTTTAAACAACGGGTGCTTTTTAGAAATGTACTTACCGTTGACCCACATTCTGTTTGGGTTGTTTCTGGGGTTGTGTTTCGGGTTTGTTACAGCGTTTGATTCTTTCTTGCGGCATTGCTTACATACATAAATACGCTGTTTTTTAGAAGAGCTATACCAGTTATCTTCTGTCAAAGTTACTGAACATTTAATACAGTTAGTCATGCCGTTTTCCTCAGTGTGTGTCTGCCCAAGTATGTCCAACTTGGTACTCTCCGTCAAGTGGGCATCTGAGTTCAAAAGAAATGCCAGCCGCCTTGATGCACTCGACTGCGAGCCAGCCGTACTTCTCTGCTTGTTCTGTAGCCACCTCCGATTGTATCTCGTCATGCACGTTCCCCACAAACTTGTAATCAATGCTGTGCTGTGTCGCGTAGTCATCCAGAAGAACCAAAGCCCTCTTCATAATGATCGCACCAGCCGCCTGTAACAAAGTGTTCAATGCACTATGTTCTGATCGGACCCAGAGTTTTCTACCGTCGAGTCCAACGAGATGACCCTTCCGAGACGCCTGTCCAACTCTGTCTCGTAGAGTTTCAAGAGCAGGTGTATTTCGTAGAAAGCGTGTCCTAAGTTCATTGCCATCTCGCGCAGATCCTCCGACGATGCTTCCAATTTTGGCGTCCCCTGCTCCGTAGAGGAAAGCGTAGATGAAAGTCTTTGCCTGAGGTCTTGTTGCAAGTCCTGCAGCAGTTTGATTTCTGGTGTGAATGTCGTCTCTAAGCAAGACATTTGTAAACTCCTCATCGCCCATGTAGTGAGCGAGCATCCGTAGTTCTAGTCCACTAGCGTCAACACCCACTAGCTTACGTCCCTCTGGTACAATCCAGCAGTCACGGCACTCCTTGCCAAACTGAGAGTTGATAGATGGAACCTGTGCCATGTTGGGATTCTGGTGCGTCATACGTCCTGTGATAGCACCGTTGGTTGTTACTCTGCCGTGTACCCTACCGTCATCCTGTACGTGTTCTATCCAAGAGGATACCTGTGCGTATCGCTTTTGTAAGAGTAGGTACTCAAGTACGAGGACAGCCTCCGGTATGTGTTTGTTTTCCTCAAGTGTCTTCTCGTCCACCTGCGGCCTACCGCTAGGCGTGAGTTCCGACCATACCGCACCCTTAGCTTCAAGTCGTTCTGCCACCTGTTGACGGGAGCCAGGATTGAAGACCGTAACCTTATCCTTAAGGCGCTTGCCTGTCTTCTCCGACCACCTTTCCTCAACAATCGGCGGGAACACCCTCTGGAGTTCTTCCTCAATAGCATACATACGCTCCTTGAATTTGGCGCACAGTGTGTGACACAGCCGTTGATCCAGCAGCCACCCGTTGTTCACCTGTCCCTGAATGATCCACTGTACCTGATGCTCTAGATCCTGTGACTCTTTAGAGAAACCGTCTAGCTCCACACGTAGCCTGCTGTACACCGCCTCTGTCAACTCTACGTCACGTATGCAGTAGTCGATCATCTGTGGTGTCAGCTGTGACCAGTCCTCGTGGTCGCCCTTTGCAAAGCCTAGGATGTTGCCCCAGTTACGCAGAGAGTGTCCACCAGACCGGCTTGGGTCAGCCAACCGAGACAAGATCAGAGTGTCAGTGACCATGCTCCGGTCAAAAGTAAAATTCCAAAGACGCTCAACCACAGGAACATCAAAACCAATTCCGTTGTGGAATACGAACTGAGCCGGTGTTTTACGCGATACATACGCTTTGAAGTCTTTTTCATTACAGATTACCTCCGCTTCTCCGTTGTGTTGGCAGACTGCACACCAGATAACGCTAGGGTCCAGCCCATCGGTTTCTATGTCACAAAAGACAATGTTCAAAACTCTGTCTCCGGTGGGTTAGGGTTAGCGCACTCGTGGATGCGCCCTGTAAACTTGTCGTACCGTAGCCAGCAAGCGGGTCCAGTTTCACCAGAGTAACGGTTCTTGAGGATACGTACAGTCGTTGTATTTCTAATGTCCTCATCTGGATTCTGTTGGTCACGCTCCATACCTATGACGATATCGGATAGCTGTGCAATACTCTGGCTACCACGCAAG